CCCCCAGAAAGGAGGTACAATGGCATCATTGGATAAGTCTCGGAACGTTACCGGAACCAGGAATCCATCAGAACTTGGCAGAGCAGTTGATACTCTGCGGGAAATCCGCTCTTACAACCGCGAACTTCCCAGTCTCCCAGACTGCCCACTTAAGGACAGTATCATCGCTGTGATTGAATCCGCGAAAAACTGTAAAGTTGACGAAGTTGAGTCTATCGTCACTCTAGCAGATAATTCAGCGAAGTTCAGCCAGCTGTTGATGGAGAATAAAACCCTATCAAATAGGGTTAGAGTTCTTCAAGAGGAACTGGATCAAGCTGTTCACGAGTTGAGGACCATTTCCGAGTCGCAGGTCCCAATTGCCGAAGCTGAGCAACGTGGGATTCCTACGAAGGTTAAGGTTCTCTTGATCATTATCGTAATCATGCTCGTTGTTGTTTCCTTCCTGAGGGAGCCTACTGTTCCTAAAGACGGATCGTCTCCGTCCTTGAACCGTCAACACATCCGTAAGGAGGATTGACATGGTCTTTGATGACCAGGTTTCAAGGGTGATTCACGATCGTCTTTTCGCAATTGGCATTCCTTGCCATCTGATCAAACCGCTCTCTGAGCTTATGATCAAATGGGGTCAGTCATCGGGTGAAGAGTGGTTTATTAGCAGAATGAAAGCTATTAAACTTCACTTCATCTCCGGTGATCCAGTTCCTTGGATGAGAAAGAATTCAAGAGGACATTTGGCTGGTCCTTTTGGCTCGCTCCTCACCTGGGCTGGAAAGTCCGACCGGAATTTCTCACTTGCGTTGCAAGCGCTTCAAGCTTACACACTTGTGATTCATTCAGAAATTACTGAATCCCAAGTTGTGAAGTTTAAAAGTGCGATTAACGCTCCGGTTATCCACCTTCCTCACTCGTTTCACAAAGGTTTCTTTAACTTTGTGAGGCGTTTGATTGGTAAGAGAGATGTTCGTCGTGATACTGATGTATCACTCCTCTCTTATCGTGGTTCACCATCACGCTGGCGCCCTCCACATTCGTGGATTATCTCTCGTTCTCCCACCTGCAAAGATGTGCTTGGATATCTTGATTGGTTTAAGATTCCAAGTAATCTTGACATTTGTCATAAATATAAAGATCTTTTCTCTCCCGTTCTTTATGGGATTGATAGTTCTTTCATTTATGACATTCCAAATGGTCATCCCTCATATTCCTCTAAGATTGATCAGTTCCAATCTTATGAGACATGTGATGTGATGTCCCTCTTTGGTGGTGAGGTGCACTTCCTCCAACAGGCTGGTGGAAAGTTGAGGAGTATTGCTTCTCCTCATATTCCTTTCCAGCTTGCTCTTCGACATCTTGGTGATTCTATTTACCAAATTGTTAAGGAGCTTAGTTGGGATTGCACTTTCGATCAAGAGAAAGCGACTGATGTAGTTACGAGCCATCTTAACTGCGGTTACCGTGTTCACTCCGTTGACCTGTCGAATGCTACGGATTATTTTCCTTTATCCGTTCAAGAGACATGCCTTCGCGCGATCTTTGGTAACATCCCCGATATCGATCTCTTTTGTGACATTTCAAGGTCACATTGGAAATCTGATCTTGGTGTAGTTAGATGGACTCAAGGTCAACCCCTGGGTCTATACCCTAGTTTCGGGTTATTCACATTGACTCATGGATTGGTCCTTGCCTACCTCAAGTCACTTGATTCTTCGGGTGAAGATCATCCTGGTCTTAGTTTCTTTGTTCTTGGTGACGATGTTGTCATCATGGACGAGAAGCTTTATGACCGGTATATCTCCTTCCTTAAGAATTCTGGGTGCCCCTGGTCGAAGCAGAAATCACTCTCCTCAAACTCTATTGCAGAGTTTGCTGGAAAGGTGATTACCCGCTTCTCAAGCTTCTCATGTATCAAATGGAATGCTATCAGCGATGATAACTTCCTTGATATATGTCGCTTGATTGGCCCTGGTTCTCGCTCTTTACTTAATCATAGACAGAAGTTTGTCTTTGATAAAGTGAAGCACTTGCTCCCACCCCTTGGTCTCAACTATTCATATCCTGGTAGTACTTACCAGAGTATGTTCGAAGAGACTGAAAGGGTTCAGGGACAGGCGTCGTTGAATGTTGTAGGCTCCCTTATGGGGCTATCTACTGTCGTTCGTAAGAACATCTACGAACGTGACAGAGGCTGTGCTCAATATCGTCTGGACGAGATCTTGAACACACTCTCAACTTTCGACGAGAAAGTTATCAGTGCACTCCAGAGTCTCAACCTTTCCTTTGGGTTGAGTCATCTCAAGGGTTCTCCATCCCTCGAGGGTTATTCTGGTGTACCTTCGGCTCTCGGTTGTACCGATCTGCCGTTAGTGGTTGTGAAACCGCTGGGTGATACAACTCTCCAGAGGCTTACAAGGATGCTATCGCGAAAGCGACAGTGAAACACCCGTTCCCCCCTTCGGGG